GTGAGCCACACTATCGTGCCTTCAAAGACATTCTATATGACCAGCGGTTCCTACCAGCTGGACGCGTACAGTCAGCGATGGGATCCCCACGTCGTGTGACCCCGTATAACTGCTTTGTGTCTATGACTATCGAAGACAGTATGGAAGGCATCATGGATGCAGCCAAGCAAGCAGCGAAGACCATGCAGCTAGGTGGTGGCATTGGTTATGACTTCAGTACCCTACGTCCCCGTGGAGACCTCATTAAGTCCCTGGACAGTAAGTCATCAGGACCACTGTCGTTCATGGGCATCTTCGACTCTGTGTGTCAGACCATTGCATCAGCTGGTCACCGTCGTGGTGCACAGATGGGTGTATTACGTGTCGATCACCCAGACATCGAAGAGTTCGTCACGGCAAAGAACAACAGTACTAAACTGACAGGGTTTAACATCAGCGTCGGCGTGACAGATGAGTTCATGGAAGCAGTGAAGAACGGTGGTGACTTTGACCTGACCTTTGAGGGACGTGTGTACAAGACTGTCAGTGCCCAGGCACTCTGGGATCAGATCATGCGCTCGACCTGGGACTGGGCAGAGCCTGGCATCCTGTTCATCGATCGCATCAACAAGAAGAACAACCTGTGGTACTGTGAGACAATCGCAGCGACCAACCCATGTGGTGAGCAGCCGCTGCCACCAAACGGCGCATGTCTTCTCGGGTCATTCAACCTGGTCAAATACGTCAAGGGCAACGGGATCCACAGTGGTGAGGCTATGTCATTTGACTACCTACAGCTACAGGATGACATCAGACACGTTGTACGCGCCATGGACAACGTCGTGGACCGCGCTGTTTATCCACTAGCAGCACAACAGCTAGAGGCACAAAGCAAGCGTCGCATGGGCTTAGGTGTCACAGGTGTAGCCAACGCCATTGAGGGCCTAGGTCATGACTATGGATCACAAGGGTTCCTACATGTGTTCAAGACGATCATGCAGATCATCCGTGACAGTGCCTACCGTGCATCCATTGATCTGGCTATCGAGAAAGGACCGTTCCCACTGTTCGACCCAATGATGTTAGACAGTGCGTTTGCTCGGTCACTGCCCGAGGACATCCGTGACAACATTAAGGAACACGGGATCCGCAACTCGCACCTACTGTCAGTTGCACCTACTGGGACCATCAGTCTGTCAGCTGACAACGTGTCATCAGGTATCGAGCCTGTGTTCAGTCACTTCTATGACCGCACGATCCAGACCTTTGACGGGCCACGTGAAGAGCGTGTGGAAGACTATGCGTTCCGTGAGTGGGGCATCAAAGGTAAGACAGCTAATGAACTGTCAGTGTTCGACCATGTGAAGGTGCTGAACGTGGCATCACAGTATGTGGACTCTGCGTGTAGTAAGACATGTAACGTAGGTGACGATGTATCCTGGGAAGACTTCAAGAAGGTCTACATGGATGCATACGACGGTGGTGCATCAGGGTGCACGACGTTCCGTGCATCTGGTAAGCGCTACGGGATCCTGAACGCTGCATCTTCAGAGGACGTAGCCACTGATGATACACCTGAGACATCACAGGTGGTGACTGAGGATGATGCATCTGAGGTCGGCGGTGCTTGCTACTACGATCCACTGACAGGTAAGAAGCAGTGTGAGTGACAGGTGTTGACTAAAGGTATCACTATGATACTTATTCTGTACTAATAACGAAGCTAGGGGCGACCAATGTGTATGTTATGGTCATCTCCCTAGCCTCATAGTTACTCGCAAAAGCAACCAATAGCGTACATATGTTATGACATGTGTATCATGCAATAGGCATGTCTATGTGTTCACCTTATGGACGCTATTGGTTCACCTAACACCCCAGTAAACACAGGTAGGTACTAAGGGACCCCCTAACGAAGAGATAGACCTGTGCTGACACCAAAAGACACAGACTGACGACGAACCTCCCGACGATACGTCAGTTCCAGTATCACAGGTAACCGAACTAGAGTGTGACCTTGGCCTACTCCCAGCCACTCAGGTCCACACAGGTCGGTTACCTGTGATCTACTCAAGTAGAGAGAACATGAGACATGCTTACAGTGACACAGAGACTGATGTCTGGCTTGGGTCAGGCTGGAAGTGATTGGGCTTGGAGTGTGTCAATCAATGACATCGCTAGCTCCGCTAGCATCAGCTACAGTCCACCACAGGTGACCGAGGCTAGCTACGCTAGCGAGGAACCAGTGTCAGAACCAAAGACAACTCATGATCACTCAAGTGATACATCAGCACTCCAGGATCTGTATGTTAGCGACAGCTAACGTATGACTACTACAGTGAGAACATCAGATGACTAATGTCGTCCTATGTGTCTGGTTGTCATCCCTGGTTATCTTGGTGCTTAGGTTGCAGTGGTTGGACTGAGGTAAACTGATGTCTGACACCAGTGGGACTTAGGTCCCGATTTGTACTTAAAAGAAACAAGGGTCATCCAGACATGCGTCGCCTAATGTCGCTAATGTCTGAAACCTCAGACCCGAAACCAGAGCAGACATCATATCCTCTCTGGTAAATAATCCAATGAAATCAATGGTTGACCATCAGTCGACATCAGATCCTCTAGGATTCTGGTACCATGGTCAGTCTTTTGACCCCCCAGTGGTCCAATCAATCAATCGATTTCAAAAGTCCGTTAAAGGTTGTGCTTGTTGTTGTTGTTGTCAGACCTTTCTAACGAGAGACCCAAGTTCTCCACCAGGGTCCGACCTTAGCTCAACATAAGCTCCCCCCGCCCCACAAAAGTCCGACCTAAGTCAGACACTAGTCCCGAAAGAGGAACACAAGATGGCCTTAGAATCTGGCACGTACATCAACAGTCTGAACGCAGCGAACCCTGCGTCTACTGATGGCCTAGGTCAGGCTGACGACCACATCCGTCTAATCAAGAGCGCCATCAAGGCCACCTTCCCGAACCTAGATGGACCCGTGACTGCTACAGTCGCCAACCTGAATAGCACCACCGCCATCCCTAGCGCCCTAACGGACCTGGGTATCTCTGATGGTAACGACGGTCAGGTACTAAAGACAGACGGCGCTGGCAACTTCAGCTTCTTTACGCTCCCCGCTGGTACTACCGACACGAACTACTATGTGACTGGTGGTTCTTACAGCGGTACCACCCTGACCCTTACCCGCAACGGCGGCTTAGGTAACATCAGTATCAGTGGACTCCCAGCGGCAATCACAAATAACAACCAGTTAACCAACGGTGCTGGCTACGTTACTGCGGCGGCTATACCAGCTGCTCAGTCAACAAGTGCAGCGGCTGTAGGCACCTACACTTTTGCTCTTTCTAGTACCGTCCCAAGTCCAATTCCTGGGGGTACAGTGAGTGGAAGCCAACTGACGTATTCTGACGGTTCAGGTACTAACAATGTAGGCACTAGCCCTAGTCAGGGTACATGGCGTCTAATGGCACACTACGTGAACCGATCTTCGCTCTTTGTGCGTGTGTCATAGGAGACATTAGATGACTATAGAAATCACCGAAGTACGCAATGCTCAATCGATGAACGCTGAGAACACACAGTTTGACGTAGAGATTAACCACCCAGACTACGGGTGGATACCTTACTCTATACACCCTTCAGACACCGACATGACTATCGACAACACAGCCCTCTTGTCTCTCATTGGTTCTGACTATACTCCATTCTCACAGGCTGACCATGATGCACGTGTTGCCACAATGGTAAGGGTCCAACGTGACTCCAAACTGACTAACGAGGTTGACCCTGTTGTCAGCAACCCACTGCGCTGGGCCGACCTTAGTGCCCAAGAGCAAGCTGATGTCTCTGCATACCGAATGGCCTTGCTTGATGTTCCCCAGCAACAAGGGTTCCCACATACGGTATCCTGGCCAACCAAGCCAGCTTGTCTCTAATAGTGAAAGACTACGGATATGCCAAACCTACCGATCCGCGACCTAGGTTCCGTAGGCGTAATCACTGATGTCGACCCCTTTAACCTACCGCTCAACGCATATACCCGAGCAAAGAACGTCAGGTTCGACCAGGGCAACATCCGCAGATCCCCAGGGTTCCGTGATGTCTCCACAGTAACTGGGTTCACCCCTGTATTTATCCACGGTGTCTACAACGCCAATGGTTATGACACAGTGACCGTGGTATCCGACGATTTTGATGTCTACAACTTCAGCAACGGTGCCATAACACTAGATTACAACTCCAGTGCATCTGTCAGTCCCGCCCAGGTCACCGCGACGTCTCTAGCGAACGTCCAGTACCTGAACCGAGAAGACCTGGCGCCCCTCTACAAGTCCCCCGCCCAAAGTAACTATGCCCCCTTAGTTAACTGGCCCTCAGGCTACACCTGTAAATCCCTCAGATCCTTTGGTGACTTCTTGATTGCCATGAACACGGACGAGGGTGGATCCTCATTCCCAACTAGGGTCCGCTTCAGTGACATTGCTCTAGCTAACAATGCGCCATCCACGTGGGACGAGACCGACGTCACCAAGAGCGCTGGGTTTAACGACCTGGCACAGATGAACACCCCGATCATCGATGGTCAGACCCTAGGGTCCAACTTCCTGATTTACTCTAGTGACCAGGTATGGCTCATGGAGTTCGTGGGTGGCACCTTTATCTTCAACTTCCGTAAGCTCTTTAATGATGCTGGTGTCGTCAACCAGAACTGCATTGTGGAGGTCGAAGGTAAGCACTACGTCTTTGACCAGGACGACATCTACGTGACAGATGGTGTCTCCATCCAGTCCATCGTTGATGGTCGTGTGAAGGACTACATCTACTCTGGTATTGACACCAGTGCATACAACAAGTGCTTCGTACAGTTCGACCAGGCACGTGAAGAGATCTACTTCTGCTACAAGAGCAGCGACGACATGGCTGAGTTCACCAATGGCGACGGGTGTAACCGAGCAGCTGTCTACAACTACAGAAGCAACACCTGGTCCTTCATGGATCTCCCTAACGTATATGCTGGGGCAAGTGCTAACGTCTCAACAGTTGCAACCTATGCCTCTACGAGCCTTACGTATGATGCAGCTGGTGGTACCTATGCTTCACAGGATGCTGGCTTCGATAGGCACATCCTAATGTTAGGACAGCTGTCCACTACGGACGGCCTTACTGCCCACAGGATCTATGGTCTCGATGGTATCGACGAGAACTCAGCGTTAACCAGTGAGCTTAACACTGTCGCCACTAAGGGCATAAAGCTGGAGCGCATAGGCATCGACCTAGATGAACTACAGTTCCCTCTGACAGGCTACAAGAACATCAAGAAGATGGTCCCTCAGTTCTCCACAGTTGCATCCGACAAGACCTTCGATGTTGCTATGGGTGCTGCAAACCTCGCCAGTGATGTCCCCACCTACGATCAGAGCTACAGCTTTGACAGTAGTACGGACTACAAGATCGACTCAAGATCCGCTGGTCGATACCTCAGCTACAAGATCGAGACGTCAGACATCAAGGACTTCACTGTCTCTGGTTTTGACTTTGACGTCGTTGCGACAGGGAGACGTTAAGCATGGCGACGAATGAAGTAACCGACGTAACACTCAACACCTACACACGACGCCCTGTGCCTTCCCTAGAGGCCAGTCTGATTGTCTACCTAGCACAGGAACTCCAGGCTATCGAGAACGCGGTCAAGAGTGTGATCGAGGGTACTATTCAGGTGTCGGACAATCCCCCAGACAAACCAAAGAAGGGCATGGTGCGATATGCCGTGTCCCCCTGGAACCCACTAGGTAATGGGTACAGCGGACTGGTTGTCTACAACGGATCCACCTGGGTCCAGGTATAACAAACAATATAATAACGATTGGAGAAGCATATGTGGGGCCAAATCATTGGTGCTGTCGCTGGCGGCTTACTTGCCAACAAAGGTGCGAAAGCTGACCGTGCTGCTCAAGAGCGTATGAATGAGCAAAACAACCAGTACATCAACGCAGCCATGCCTTACATCAAGGACAACATGGCGAGTGTCAGTGACATGTACAAGAACATGTTGGAGACTGGACCCTACCAAGGCAGCTTCTACGCTGGTCCAAACGACATGCAGACCGCAGCCAACAGTGCGTTATACAACATGGGCACTGCTAACATGGGCGTCGGTCAGAACCTAATGAACCAGGCTGGTGGCTTTGCGAACAACGCCAATAGTCTCTTCGGTCAATACTCAGGTATGATCAATCGTCCCGACATGATGTCCCAGGCGACAGACTACGCGATGGACAACATGAACCCGATTGTCCAGGCCATGATGCGCGACAGTACACGCCAGTTGAACGAACAGACACTCCCAGGCATCAACAAGGCTGCATCAGGCGCTGGAAACACAAACTCTAGCCGCGCTGGTGTTGCTGATGCCCTGGCTAACCGTGCATATGATGACCGCATGGCTGACGTCAGATCTGATGTCTTCAACAGCCTACGCAACGCAAGCCTGAACCAGAGCAACACACAGTTTGGTCAATCTATGGATGCCCTACGCGGTGCAAACGCAGCTAACAACACGTTAGGAAATGCGTTCACTACAGGCACCAACCTTGCGACAGCTGGTGGCAACATGGCGCTGGGTGCTGGAGCTAACCAGCAAGGCTACGACCAGGCTGCACTAGACGCTGACCGTGCACAGTTCGATTACTTGAACAACTATGGTTACAACCTCGGTAAAGACTACCAGGGCTTCCTAACTGGTAACAATGTGAAGGGTGACTACAAGGCCAACACTGTTAATCCAATGATGGAAACACTTGCTGGTGCTAAAGCTGGCTTTGGCTTCGGTGGTGATTATGGTCCCCAAATTGGTAATTTCATTGGGGGGTTCTTTAAGTAATGGCTAATATTATCGATATGCTACTAGGGCGCACCCCAGCTGCCCCAGGACAGCCTGTGCTATCACAGGGCCAACCACAGTCCCAACCTGTTCTCCAGGGCGCTACAGGCAACGCACGTGGCTCCTCACGTATGCCAATGATTCCAGACAATCGCATTGGCATGAATGAAGCTATGATCCGCATCGGGACATCAGGTTTAGGTCAATCTGCAAACAACGGTGCACTTGGTGTTTTAAATGCTATGGGTGGTACCTACGGCGACATCCAGGACTACAACCGTCAGGCTGACATGGACCGTATGAAGATCGAAGAAGAACGTCTTCTTGAAGAACAACGTCGTCAGGATCTCTTGCGTAAGATAAACTCAGGCGGTGGTTCTGATGGTGGATCTGGTGATCCAGAGGCTATTGGTGAGGTCCGTTCAGCAATTGCTAAACTTCAGTCTGCGCGTGATATGTTTACACAGGACCCAGATAGTAGTTTGACGGGTTTCAACTGGGCAGCTGTCGCAAGTCGCCTGACAGGACGCGCCGTGGGTAACGAGGACGAGGCAAAGCGTCTGTTCCTACAAGAAGTTCGACTAGATAGCGTCATGCAGCGTGTAGCACAAACCAAAGGTGCAATCTCGAATGCCGAGATGCAATTGTTTGCATCACAAGCCCCGACCCTCGACAGTAACGATGTTGTCTGGAAAGCGTGGCTTGATCGTCAGCTTATACTACAACAAAAGATCCTCAACCGACTTCAGAATGGCATTGAGATTGCTCCTGATGCACCTCTTGATGCTGATCTAGCTGATCCAAATACAAGCACAGTAGACCAGTCAGTGATTGATGAGGCTAACTCTATCATCAACGGTGACGGCACTTAATACCCCCCTTACAATTAGAGGTTCTCTATGGCTCAAGACAACTTGAATGCCTATGCGCAGTGGCTTGTCCAAAACAAGGACAAGAAGGGGACCCCAGAGTTTGACAAAGTCGCTCGGGCGTTCCAAATGCTACAAGCCGCAGGGCCTCGCCAAGCAGAGGCACCAGTAAATCCTCCAGGCACTGGTGTTGGACGCGCGTTCCAACGAGGTGTCATAGGTACGAAGCAGGGTATTCAAGCTGGTATTGCAACAAACGCCGCCAACACCTTGGAAAGCATGGATGTCGACAGGCTGACGACAATCCGACGTGCTTTAAGCCTCGTTGTACCTAAAGATGCTTTAGCAATGATGGAGCGCGATGGCACACTCCAGGCTCTCGGCGGTGTACGGAACGAAGATGAACTCAATCGGTGGTTCGACAGTCTAGACCGTGACTTTGACCTAGGCCCACAAAACGTCGCCAAGTTAAAAGCTATGGTCGGTGGTGCAGAGGCTGCAAAGTCTGACTACCGTGCACCAGGTGGTAAGTTTGAGACTGTACGTCAGACAGGTCAGGATGCCCTCACACGTGCGTCTGAGCTTGAAGCTGACCGTGCGGCACTTCCAATGTCACCAACAGCCCAGCGCGGTGCACAGGACTTCCAGGATGCCGAAGGTGTCATGGAATGGGCGCGTAAGTCATTTAAAGATCCTATGGCTGCACTTGCCTTTATTGGTGAGACCGCAGCTGAGACTGGCCCAGCAATGGCGGCTGGTATTGGTACATCTGTCGTAACAGGTAACCCACTGTTGGGCGCGGGTATCATGATCGCAGCGTCAACACCGCGTGAATATGGCGGCGAGGTCATGAGTTTCCTACGTGACCAGGACATCAATGTGTCAGATCCCCAGGCTATCCGTGAGGCCATCGACAATGGCAACATCATGGCTGAAGCACAGAAACGCGGCCTAACTAAAGCAGCTATCATCAGTGCATTCGAAGCTATCGGCATGAAAGGTGGCGGTAATATACTACTGCAAGGTGGTAAACAGGCGTTCACAGGTGGTGCGGGTGAAGCTGCGTCACAAGTTGCTTTAGACGGTGAAATCACTTCAGCTAAAGAAGTTGCACTGGAAGCCGTAGCAGAACTTGCAACAACACCAGGCGAAGCTGCAATCCTTTACACAAAGAATGGCACACTTAAAGACCCAAGCAGCCTGTCAGATACTGAGTCACAAGCCGCAGCATCTCTTGCTAACCGCATCAGAACGATAGCCAGCCAGAACGGCTACAACCTAAAAGACGTAGGCAGCACTGGTGACGCAAAGCAAGCACTAGAAGCTGCACATGAGCAGATCAGCGGTCAGATCAAAGAGATCGTAGCCAACCCAGCTGTCAAGAAGTACCTGAACCCAAAACAGGCGAAGACACTAGATCAACTTATTGATGACTATGCAGCTGCACAGGTTGCAATTCGCCAGGGTAAGAACAAAGTTAAATCTAAGGTCACACAAGAGAACTTCAATGCAATCATGCGTCTACTACCGCCAACGGTAGAGGCACAACAGATTGCCAATTTGATGCGCGAAGGCAATCAACTTACTGATCTCTTCAAGAATGGCACAAAAGGCGGCATTAGTCAGTTCACTGACACGTTCAACCCGTTCACACGTGAGGATGGATCTTATGATCCCTCAAAAGTCATCTCAGGTATGGCAAACAAAGGTGTTGCTATTGCCACTATGGGCGGCTCACTTCCTTACCAGTTTAGTGCAGTAGGTGCTGGACGTGCTATTGACGCAGTCACAGGGCGCAGATCCGCAGTTAACCGCTTTGTAAACAAGTTTGAAAACAAAGAGACACTACCAGACCCCGTTGGTCCGTCTTTAATTGCCGCAGAACGTCTAAAGAAAGAACAAGACGACGCCCGAGCAGCTGAACTTGGTGGATTACCTCAAGTCGACAAAGACAATAGCCCAGTTGGCACCATTTTGTCAGGCACTGGCTTGGATCGCGATGGCCTGAAGGCTGCTATGACCGAGATCGAGGCCGCATTCCCCGATGTTAAGGCCCTCGAAGACGTATTTGGTGACATCCGTAAGAATCTGGACGGCGGTACTAACCGTATCCGCAACCTAAATGACATTATCCCTGTCATTAATCAGCATTTGAACACCCCAGACACCGTAGTTAAACGTGCAGCGGCCCCAGACCAGCTTTTGGCCCAGCGCGGCGGCGTCAACATACCAAACATTGACCAAACTCCAGCCCAGGACACCCCGACACCTGATGTCATGTCCCAGGCACCCCAGTTTGGCCCACAGCTAACAACCCAGGAAAACTACAACCGTGGCATTGAGGCTAACAAGGCGATGAACGCTGAGTTGGTCGAGGGTGTCACCACAGATCCTGAGTTGAACCGTGTGCAGAAGGGACGTCTGATTACGTCTCTAGATGTCCTGGCGAACAACCTAGGTTCAGATCCAGTAGCAGCTGCCCAGGAACAGGTGCAGAAGCTAGAAGAGGCTGGTGTACCTCAGGAAGCCATCGATGCGTACGTAAAACCGTACGTTGACCGTGTGACACGTCAACAGGCGGCACGTGTATCTCCAGACGAACCAATGTTGCCTGACGTGGATCCTACAAGTGATCCGTCTGTACCTCAGACGCCAGCTTTGCAGTCCTACGTCAATCCTTTACAGGTTCCAGACAATGAGATTGATGCCACACGTCTGACTACATCACCAAGCGAAGCTGAGATCCAGAAGATGCGTGAGGGCACCTACAAGCCTAAGACAAAACGCACTCTGGTCGAAGCAGCTGACTATATGCACCAGAAGTGGAAAGCAGCTACAGGACGTGATGAGCCGTTTGAGTATACACCCGAGAATGTCGACATCATCTCGACCTACATGGCGACAGAAGCTGTCAACGCTCTTCAGAGTGATGCTAATGCCATCGGCTGGTATGACCGCAAACTGAAAGCAGCAAAGCGCGTAGTGTCTCTTGTAGACCCGCGTGTTACCCAGTCACCAGACGCAGAGGTAGCATTCGACTTTGCACTCGCAATTACATCAAATGGACAGGCCGTAGCCGACAACTTCCAGTATGCCTTAGAGGTATTCCGTTACTTTATGGACAACGGTCAGATGCCTACAACAACCTGGAAGAAGGGTGGTGAGCGTAATATTGCAATGGTCGAGGCATTCGACTTCTTTAATGCTTACCAGGCGTCAGGAACTAACATGCCTATCCAGGATTTCATGGACCAGGACTTTACTGTAAACGAGCTTAAAGATTGGGCTGCTAGTTTCAATGATCGCTACGGTACCAACATCAAAGTGCCTTCCTCGGAAGGTGCTAGTGAGATGGTCAAAGGGTCATTTATTGCAGGTCCTAAGATCGGTCAGGGCTTCTACCAGAACATCCGTGGCAACTATGATCCACTAACGATGGACATCTGGTGGATGCGTATGTGGAACCGTCTGGTTGGGCGTCCGTTCGAGGCCAACAAAGATCTTGATACCAACCGTGCGCGTGTACGCAAAGCTCTACAAACAAAGAACCAGGATGCCCTTGAGAAGCGTTTGACAAAAGAAACACTCAAGGACATGGGTTTAACCAGGGCTGACCTGAAGAATAATGACACTCTAGATGAGTTTGTCTTAAATCTTGAGAGTAGATACCAGAGCTTCTATCGCCAAGAGTCTAAGCGTCTAAAAGGTACGAATCAGAAGGTCCCAAAACCAGAGTTGGCAAACGCCACAGGGACGATGAAACGCAACCTGTCACCACAACTACAGGCTACGCCTAAAGGACCTGGTGAACGCTCGTACATGCGTGACGTCACAAAGGCTGCAATCGCTAAACTACGTGATCTTGGCTACAATATCGAAACAGCTGACTTTCAGGCACTTATGTGGTATCCTGAGAAACAATTGTTTAGGCATTTAGGTGTTGCCCCTGGAAGAGGCGCAGATAATGATTATCTAGATGCTGCAATCATGTTGGCTGAAGCCGAAGGAATAACAAATGACCAAATCCAAGAAGCACTCCCCGATGCAGACGGAGACGGAGCCGTCAATAATCAGTCAGATCCCTCGGGAGCATATGAAAACGGCAATCGAGGAGCTAGTGGCAATGGCCCAAGCACGGAAGGCCCTACAGAGCCAATCCTCCGTGATACCAGCCCAGGAGCCAATCCTGACGGACCCAGACCCGATGTCATTCCCGCTGAAAAGCCCCAAGTAACACCTGAGCAATACAAGAAAGCTGTCGTTGAGCTTATTCGCCCTCAGTTCCAAATTGGACTGAAGGGTGGTGAACTCGAAGATGGCATCAGCAACTTCAATGACGCTGTCGAGTTCGCGAGAAAGCTAGGTGTCGTCGTTAGACTGGCTATGTCACAAAACGAGCTTAACACCTTGCTCAAGTTGGACACAGGTCAGGACCCATCTAAATTTGGTGATGCCCGTGGCATGTTCCAACGAAAAGGCCCTAAGAAACAGGGTAAGGGTACTGAGGGTACAATCTGGGCGATGAAGCCTGGTGCGGACAAGGGTGATGGCACCTATGTCACTGACATTGAGGCACTGACCACCCTTCTACACGAAATCTCTCACGCGATCACCTTAGGGCCACTGGATGGCAAGAGTGATCAAGAGGTCTACTCTTACTTCATCAACAGAAAGCAGTCGTCTAAACCAGGCACTGGTATTGTAGGTCGTTCTGACTTCACGCCACCAGGGTCGTTTGTGGATAGTGCAATTAAGCCACTAATGGATGCGGATTGGGAACAGATGTCTCCTACGCAAAAGAAGGCATATGCAGAAATCGTTGATCTACAAGAGAACGTCGAAGCGTATTCACCTAAGAACCCTGGTGAGCGAAGAGCCGTAAGGTTCATTCGTAAGGTAATGGCCTCAGGACTTACACCACAAACAAAGCAAGCATACCAAGACTACACTCGTATGGCTGCGGAGTTTGCAGTGGATCCTGTATGGGTCTACTTGATAAACCCAAAGTTAGCTAAGAAACTAATGCCAACGACATCGAAGATGATCCAGCAAGAGTTCCGCAAAGCTGACAATAAGGTCATACAGTTCTATGCGCACCCACTAGCGGTTGTCATGGCAGCATTAGTTGCTCTGGAGATGGCTATGGATGACGATGAAGAACGTAGGCAACAACAGATGCCACCAGGTGCACTAAACGCACCAATGGCACCAGGCATGTTGTCACAAGCCTAAGACCCCCAAGGAGAGCGAAATGTTAAAGACTGCATTGGACCTGGTTCCAATCCTAGAAGCTATTGATGTTGTCAAGAACTCAAAGCTCCTAACCAAAGCACAACAGGACACTGTGTTGCGTGAGGTCGCCCAGGCGATCCCAGCACCAGTGTTCTGCAAACAATGTCCAGAGACACTGTCTATCATAAACAAACTAGTGGAGACGACAGATGGGCCACAAGCCAAACGTACCCCGAAAGAAACAACCCCCAAAGCCAAAGCTGATGCCAGGTCGAGCAAGACCAGCACACAAGAACCCTCTGGCGCTACAACACACGACACCCGAGGGTCGGGCAAAGTTTCGAGAAGCAATGAGAAACCGAAAGAACAAGGGGGGAAGGCCCCTGGGCGTTCCAGACGGTCACAGTAAGGAAACTATCAAACCCATTGTCGACAAGGCAAAAGAGGACGCCAAAAGGGCGGTAAGTATCATGAAGAAAGAGTATGACATCGAAGACCCACGCGCAGAGGAAGCACTCGAAACCGCAGTGGAAATCATGCGTACACCAGTACACAACCGTGATCGTCTTCAAGCAGCCAAATTGATCCTGGACTTCACCAAGGTCAAACCTGTCGCCAAGTCTGAGATCACTGTCGGTAAAGCTGAGGAGTTCCTAAGCTCACTGCTAGATACCAGTGACGGTGACGAAGCCGACTAAGCCGCCTATGGCTACCAAGGAGCAGCTGGCTGAGGTCCGTAAGCGACTGTATACTGACTTCAGCTTCTACGCGAAGGGCGCACTAAAGATCCGCACCAAGTCAGGTGACATTGCGCCCCTCAAATTGAAACCAGCCCAGGAGATCCTCAACGACGCTGTCACTAAGCAACTAGAGACAGAAGGCAAAGTCCGAGTGATCATTCTGAAGGCGCGTCAGCAAGGTCTATCGACCTACGTTGGCGGCTACCTGTACTTCAGCGTCTCCCAGCGCAAAGCTGCGAAGGCACTGGTGATTACCCACCACAGTGACTCTACGCGCGCATTGTTCGACATGACCAAAAGGTATCATGAGAACTGCCCTGAGATCCTGAAGCCGCACACTAAGTATTCATCCCGCCGCGAACTGTCGTTTGACGTCCTAGACTCAAGTTATGTCGTCGCGACAGCTGGTGGTGAAGCAATTGGTCGGGGTGAAACCCTGACACACGTTCATGCGTCGGAGCTTGCGTTCTGGTCTAAGACCACCGCCGCCGACAACTGGAACTCGCTGACCCAAGCTGTCCCCAATGCACCAGGAACTGCTATATTTGTCGAGAGTACAGCCAATGGTGTCAGCGGGATCTTCTATGATCTCTGGAAGGGCGCAGTCGAGGGAACTAACGGTTACGTGCCTGTGTTTATCCCTTGGTTTGCAGACCCAGAGTATCGAGAGACGGTCCCAGAAAACTTCGAGCGTACACCCGACGAAGAAGATCTTGCGTCCAAGTATGACCTAGATGACGAGCAGCTTATGTTCCGTCGTCGTAAGGTTGCACAGAACGGCCTCGACCTGTTCAAACAGGAGTACCCCTCAGAGCCTGAAGAAGCCTTCCTGACGACAGGTAGACCCGTGTTTAATCCTGAGCAGCTTCAAGAGTCTATGGGCACTACACAGGACGTACAGGAGCGTCTAGCACTCGAAGGTGAAGACTGGCTAAACAACGTCCGAGGCGAACTGACGATGTACCGTCGTCATGACCCTGGTGAACAGTATGTTATCGGTGCCGACGTCGCTATGGGCGTCCGAGGTGGTGACTACAGTGTTGCCCAGGTCCTCGACAGTAAGAAACGCCAGGTCGCAACCTGGAGAGGCCATGTGCACCCAGACTATTATGCAACTGTGTTGTATCACCTGGGCACCTTCTTCAACGATGCATACATTATTGTTGAGAACAACGGTCACGGCCTTTTGACGTGCACCAGGCTGGCTAAAGATATGGCCTACCCGAACTTCTTTACTGAGGTTCAGGTCGACAAGCTGACGGACAAAGAGACCATCAAATTGGGCTTTAGTACGACAGCAAAAACCAAGCCTCTAATCATTGACGAGCTACGAGCGTCTGTCCGTGAGAACGAGATAGAACTCAATGACAAAACAACGATCCGCGAAATGCTCACATATGTCGTGACTGAGAGTGGATCTATGGAAGCTGAACCAGGATGCTACGACGACTGTGTCATGTCGTTGGCATTAGCCAATCACGTGCACGAAGGTGCCTGGGAGCCGATAGAGAGTGCAGATGACTATTACATTGAAATGGTATGATCACTATGGATAAAAAAGACTACAAAGCGGTGGACGACGATAAACTCGTCACGATCCTCGATGATAACATCCGTAGATCTATCGGGTATTACGACAGTCAGATCAGTCGGGAACGCCGTAAGGTAATCGACTTTTACAACGCTACGCTCCCACGCCCAGCGCACGACGGTAACTCTAAGTATGTCTCTATGGATGTCTATGATGCCGTCGAAAGCATGAAGGCTGCACTGTTAGAGACTTTCAGCACAGGCTATAAGACCGTGCGTTTCGCTGCGCAGACTGGAGAGGACGTGCGTATCGCTGAGATCGCTACAGCCTATTGTGACTACGTGGCAAACCGTCAGAACAACCTGTTTGAGGTTATGCAGTCTGTCATCCACGACGGTCTCATTGCACGTGCTGGTCTTTGTAAAGTCTACTGGGACGAGCGTGAAGACAGCTACCTAGAGCCAATCCAGGATCTAACTGAGGAAGAGTTTGACGCTATTGTTGCCCAGGACAACGTAGAGATCGAGGAAGTCGAACAAGACGAACTTGGTCTATACTCTGGTGACCTACGTGTCTTCCAGGACACTAGCCAGGTAGTCATTGAGGCAATTGCGCCTGAACAGTTTGTCATCGAACCACAAGCCAAGTCTTTAGACGACGTTGGCTTCCTAGGTCACCGCACGACCATGACAATCTCAGAACTACGAGAGGCTGGATATGACGAAAAGCTCATTGCTAAAATTGGCGATCACGAAGACGTCGAAATGGAAACCGATCCAGAAGTCCTGGCACGCCACGAAGAGATTGGTCAAGACCGTGGCTTCAACGCTAAAGGTTTCCAGGATCAAGTTAGAAGTATCACTGTTTATGAGCTATATATCGACATCGATCTCGATGGCTCTGGAATCGCTGAGACGTACAAAGTAATCAAAGCTGGGAACGTCGTGCTGCACAAAGAGAAGTGCACATACAAACCGTTCTGCGCCTTTGTACCACTACCGATCCCACACTCGTTCTTTGGTTCCAATTTCGGGTCCAAGGTTGTCCCCATCCAGACTGCACGTACAGTTCTGACACGCTCGATCCTGGATCACGCGATGATCACGAACAACCCACGTTACACTGTAGTCAAGGGTGGTCTAACAAACCCACGTGAACTGATTGACAACCGTGTCGGTGGTATCGTCAACGTGTCACGACCAGACGCCATCAGTCCGATGGTACAGGCACCGTTGAACCCGTTTATCTTCCAGACGATCCAGATGCTGGACGAAGACAAAGAGGACACCACAGGCGTCTCACGTCTATCCCAGGGTCTTAACAAGGACGCCATCAGTAAGCAGAACTCAGCGGCTATGGTTGAACAGCTGGCGACTATGTCACAGCAACGTCAGAAGATCATTGCACGTAACTTTGCGAACAACTTCTTGAAACCTTTGTATCAGCTGATTTACCAACTGGTTGTCGAGAATGAACCACAAGCCAAGATCGTGGAGATCGCTGGTGACTACGTGGCGGTCAACCCAGCTGACTGGGGATCTCAACGTGATGTCACTGTCGAGATGCATCTAGGCTATGGTGAACAAGAGCAAGAAGCACAGAAGTACCTGGCGCTACACTCAATGATGTCTCAGGATCCAACCCTGGCATCGATGTACACTCCAGAGAACCAGTACAAGCTCATGTCACACGTCATGGAGCAGAACGGCATCAAGAATGTCAAAGACTATCTAACGCCACCGACAGAGCTTCCAGAGCAGCAACCAGACCCAGCGCAACAAATGGCAATGCAGATGCAACAAAAGCAGATGGAATTGCAAGAGCGTCAAACTCAGGTTGCCGAGATGAAGGCACAGATGGATGCCCAAATTGCCCAGATGAAACTACAGCTGGAGCAAATGAAGGCACAACAAGGCTTTGCAATTCAGTCCGACAGTATGGATCTGAAAGAGGCACAACTGGAGCACAAACAGTTTGTCGACAAAGCCGAACTAGAGATTGCGAGAACCGCAGACGACGTCCGCGCAATCGCTTCACCAACTGGATAAAAACCATGAAACGTCGAAACCCAGTAGCCCGACTAGTGAGGACTACTAGGTTTCGGCCTCAGGTTGTCCAGGCCAAAACCAAGCAGCTTCCACGTAAAGCGAAGCATAAGAAAAGAGAGCAGCATGACTGAAGAAGAACTCATTCAGCACGGTGAGGACGCAGAGGTATTACTCAAGTCCCCATCCTTTAACAATGTGGTCAACAAGCTAGTGGAACAGACGTTCCAGAACTTTGTGAACTCAAAACCAGAAGAGAACAAAGAACGCTCGATCACCTACTACCACTATCGCGCCCTAGTCGACGTGGTGAACACCTTGAAGCAACAAGTCGCAATCCGCGACGAAGTGCTGGCAAAGCGCGACAATAGCGAAGAGGAAGCCTAAGGACCATGGATAACGTCCAAGACAACGCTACTCAACCACGGGCATTAGACGACATGTTTGATGCCTCCGAAGCCATTCTAGATCGTTGGACAGACGGTGAAGACCTATCTGAAGAGAACGAGGAGCTAGAGGCGACTGATGACTCAAATGTCGGCGAGACAGACGAAGAGACGTCAGATACCTATGACGATGATGAAGACCTTGAAGAAGTAGAAGATACCGAAGAGGACCCTGACACGGATGACACTGAAGACGAGGATGAACCAGAGACAGATCAAGAAGATGATGAAACGGAAGTTGAGTTGTCTGACGATACTCTGGTTGAAATACAAGTCGACGGTGAAGCCAAACAGGCATCCTTAAAGGACCTGAAGCGACTATACGGTCAAGAGGCATCGTTAACACGTAAGTCTCAAGAAACAGCTGCCAAGCGTAAAGAAGCCGAAGAGGCTTTGGCTAAGGCAGACATCAGCTATCGAAAGCTCCTGGAACGTGCTGAAGCGCGTATGAAGCCATATGCCGAGGTAGACATGCTGGTCGCAAGTCGACAGATGTCCACTGAGGATTTCGCTGCATTACGTCGTGAAGCCCAGGAAGCCGAGAGAGATCTAAAGTTCCTACAAGAGGAAGCTAACGCATTCTACAAGGACGCCCAAGCACAACAACAAAAGCAAGTGCAAGAAGCGGCTCAGAACTGCGTGAAGGTTCTGTCAGAACAACTGCCCGACTGGGGTGATGAACTATACAACAACATCCGTTCATACGCAGTCAGTCAGGGGTTACCCCAGGAACAAGTAGATCAATATGTTGACCCAACGGTCATCATGATCCTCAACAAGGCACGTCTTTATGATCAGACAAAAGCCACAGCGGAAACAAAGAAAGCGAAGGCCAAAGTGATCAAGACCAAAGAAGGCACCCGCAAAGTACTGAAGACGAAGAAGGCACCTCGATCTGATGCCGACCTAAAGGTCCAGCGTCAGAAGAGCGCACAAGATCGTCTACGGTCAAACACAAGCCGCGCTGGTGACCTAGAGGATATCGCTGATGCTCTGATGTCACGCTGGGAGCGATAGCACTCAACTCTAAAATCAGAAGGATGTAACCAAAATGGCTACATATACTACATACGACCAGGTTGGTAAGAAAGAGGATGTCTCAGATATCATCTCTGACATTACACCAACAGACACACCTATGTTCACAATGATGCGTTCAGAGAAAGTCTCTGCTCGTACATTTAGTTGGCTTGAAGACTCTTTGGCTGCCGCAGCGAACAACGCACAGGTTGAAGGGGCAGACGCAACTATGGCAACTCTTACAGATGCCACAGAGCGTACAAACAACACCCAGATCCTACATAAAGCGTTCCAAGTGTCTGCAACAGCTGATGCGATTGCAACATATGGTCGTGCGAAGGAAACTGCGTTAAGAATGGTAGCGTAGTATAAACGATGTGAATTCAAAGGAAGCCTAAGTCGAAAGATATGGTAACTTTGAGCGAAGCCTCGCAAGAGGAACGTGCAACGACTATTCCGTAAGGAAGTACACCCAAGTGGGTGGAAGCGCATCGGTCAGTGACTAACTGACATGACATAGTCTGATCTTATGTGAAAGCATAAGCAGCCCTCAGGCGGTCTAAGATTAACGACCTTAGGCGAACATTAATGACCAACTTGGTAAGGCACTAAAAGAAATTAAGCGCGACCTAGAACGTGCTTATGTTGGTGTCGACAACGCGAAAGCAACTGGCTCAAGCTCAGTAGCGCGTGAGATGGACTCAGCGACACAACAGATTTCAACATCTGTCGACGCTGGTGCCAACGCAACTGACGCTCTAACAGAGGCGAAAGTCCTAGAGCTTGGTGAAGACTGCTTCAACAACGGTTCTGATCCAACAGTTCTAATGATCAAACCAGCGGATGCGCAGATCGTTGCAAACTTTGCAGCGGCGTCTGGTCGTAACCGTGAGATTGCTCAGGGACGCAACCTGGTCAACGTGATTGATTTGTACGTGTCTCCATACGGCGAATACAAAGTGGTTCTAAACCGCCACCAGTTGACTACACACGCATTCCTAATTGATCCGTCAATGTGGCGTTCATGTGTACTACGTCCGTTCTCACGTACACTGTTGGCGAAAAATGGGGACTCCGACAAACACTTTATCGTCGGCGAATACTCATTGAAACATATGAACTATGCTGACGGTGGTATGATCACTGGTCTTTCATAAGATCTAACACACACAAGACATACCTGGGTCCCCCACGGGGCCTAGGACACAGATGAGGGTCATCCTTGTCGTCCTTGGGGTTTTCCGCTCTCCTTACCCTGGACGACTTGGGTGGCCCTCTTTTTGTTTTCAATAAGGGGAACTCATGGATAACACCAAGAAACCAGGCGTCGACCTACTAGGCGTCAATACGGACTTCATTCAGCAAGGTAATGACGTTGTCCGTAAGCACACACAAGAGATATCAAAAGCATTCCTAGACGATCTTAAAGACAGTCGGAATGCGTCGAAGGACCAGCGTGAGAGTGAGTTCATGCGCGTGGCCTCGATACCAACCGTCGTCGTTGAGCAGTGGCTCCGCGAGGGTTTCAACATATGGGAAGCTACAGGCCCTGAGATTGTCAAACGTCTCAGAGATCAGAACCTGGATGGCTTCATGGCAACTGAGAAAAGGATCTGACTTATGGACGGATATAGTGACAAGGGTAAGTTCACGCCTAAACCAAATTGCCCTACGCCTACAACATGTAGACTTGCTGGTGAGTGCCAAGGTGGCTGCATCAAGAAGTACAGAGATCGCAGTACACCTGAGGAGCTTAAAGAGCGCAAGATTAACCGAGCACTAAGTGGTCAGAAAGATCGTTATGTCTAAGACACCTTGGAACCAGGCTAACCCTAAGCCCAAAGCAAAACGCAAGAAGATGACAGACGCTCAGAAAGCCAAAGCCCGAGCTAAGGCTAAGAAGGCTGGTCGTCCGTATCCAAACTTAATCGACAACATGGCGATCATGAGAAGGTCATAAGAAATGAACAAAGGTCAAATCAGGGCGCACTTTAAGGCCCTACTAAATCGCACGGACTGTGATGACGCCCTGGCTGACACCTTTATTGACCAGGCGATCACACGGATCCAACGTACACTCCGCGTCCCGAGCATGGAGAAGACGCAGAACTACGCGATCACATCTCAGGTCACAAACATCGTTGTCCCCAATGACCTCATTGAGATCATGAGTATATACACCAGTGAATACACGATGTCGCGTGTGACACTGCGGGAGATGAAGCAGTTCCAGGCTCTTGGTGAAGCTGGAACACCTAAATACTTCTGTCGTCAGGGTGAGGACATCTTGTTGTACCCGTTCCCTGCGAACACGACAGTATCAATGGATTATTATAGTCAGTTTGACGAACTAACTAGCGACACCTCTGAGAACTCTTTGACGAACATTGCGTCTGACCTGGTGACATACACTGCGCTGTCTTACGCAGCTGACTACTTCCTGGACGAGCGTGGCCCCTTGTTTGACCAGAAGGCGGGTGTCTTCATCACAGAGATCCAGGAACAAGCAAACGAAGCAGAGCAAGCTGGCTCACTTCAAAGTATCCGTCCGTCAAGCATTCTCGAAGAGTAAGGCATTAGAACATGGCAAAATCAAGTTTCTTCAGCGGCACTGGTACTAACTCCACTGACGTTGACTCAATCACAAGTTCCAAGGCCGCAGCAGAAACAGCAGCAACAAATGCCGCTACCAGCGAAACCAATGCTGCATCCTCTGCGTCATCAGCATCTACCAGTGCATCTAACGCATCTACCAGCGCATCTAATGCATCTAATAGTGCAACTGCCGCTGCTACTTCAGAAACTAATGCTGCATCCAGTGCATCAGCCGCATCTGTAAGTCAGACCTCTGCTTCTAACAGTGCTACCGCAGCATCAAATTCAGCTACCAATGCAGCCACAAGCGAGGCTAACGCTGCATCTTCAGCTACAAGTGCCGCATCTAGTGCAACATCGGCTTCCACAGATGCCGCCGCCGCAGCAACTAGCCTTTCGAACATCGGTGCAGCAGAAACTAATGCAGCAAACAGTGCTACAGCGGCAGCAACATCTCAGACAGCCGCAGCCACCTCTGCGACGAATGCTGCAACCTCAGAAACAAACGCGGCGACTTCTGCAACAACGGCATCTACTGCCGCGACAAATGCAGCGACATCAGAAACCAATGCTGCCACTTCTGAAACGAATGCAGCGACGAGCGCAACCAACGCGGCAACCTCAGAAACCAATGCTGCAACTTCTGCGACAAGCGCGTCTACATCTGCATCTAACGCTGCAACGTCAGCATCTGCGGCAAGTGCATCACAAGTTTCTGCGGCAGCATCTGCTGCATCAGCGGCGAACTCCTACGACTTATTTGATGACCGCTACCTTGGCACAAAGACATCTGATCCTACCGTTGATAACGATGGGAATGCTTTGGTTGCGGGTGCGTTGTACTTCAATAGCACAGCTAACGAAATGCGTGTGTATGACGGTGCAAACTGGATTGCGGCATCATCGGCTGGCGGTGCGTCACTGCTTGAGTACAAATACACAGCGACATCTGGTCAGACTACGTTCTCTGGTGCAGACGACAATGCGAACTCCCTGTCATACACTCAGGACAATCTAATCGTCACACTGAACGGCGTTGTGCTTGAGAATGGCACAGACTACACGGCGACAACTGGTACGTCAGTTGTGCTGGCCTCTGGCGCGGCTACAAGCGACGAACTTAACGTCATTGCGTTTAAGACATTCACTACCGCAGACATGGTTGCCGCAAGCACTGGCGGTACGTTCTATGGTGATGTTGAGGTGCAGGGGACTTTGACCAGCGATGGGCTGACTGTGGATGGTAATGTTGGAATTGGGACGAGTTCGCCTAGCAATTATCATACTGGTACAAACTTAACTCTTTTTGGGTCTGGAGATAGCGGTGTAACTATTGCATCTGGTATATCTAATGCAAGTCGTATTCATTTTGCAGATGGAACATCAGGAGATGCCCAATATCGGGGTTATGTAGTATATGCTCATGCAAGTGACAGTCTTCAAATTGCTACTTCTGGCTCAGAAGCCATGCGCATCGACAGCAGTGGTAATGTTGGAATTGGGACGAGTTCGCCTAGTGAAAAACTTCATGTAGAAGGTAATGCAAGATTAGCAGACGCAGGTTCTATTCAGTTTGGTTCAAGTAAATATCAAACACTAACAGGGCAAGCTGGCTCTAATGATTTATTATATAGAACATATGCTAATCACATTTTTAAAACAACCACAGGACCATCTGATAATTCTGATGGCACAGAACGCATGCGCATCGACAGCAGCGGTAACTTGCTGGTGGGGACTACGAGTTCAACGCCCCACACGGGAACAAGCACAGGTGTTGCCATCCGCAATGATGGCGGTGTGTTTTTTACAAGAGCAAACGCAGATGTTCTAAATGTAAACCGCACAACATCTGATGGGGCTATTGCTCAATTCCGCAAAGACGGCACCACTGTGGGGAGTATTGGGACTAACGGTAGTGACCTCTATATAGGTTCAACTGACTCGCTACACGGCGGTGTAACCTTTGCACAAAGAGCAATGTTACCTAATTTGAATGGTGTTACACCTAACGATGGTGGCACTGATTTGGGTGGAAGTTCTAATCGTTGGCGTGACGCTTACCTATCAGGCGGTGTATACCTTGGCGGCACTGGGTCGGCTAATAAGCTGGATGACTATGAGGAGGGGACGCATAACATTACATTAAATCAAGGTGGTGTAGGTCTTAATACTTCGTATCACGCATGGAGATACACTAAAATTGGTCGGATGGTTTATATAGAAGGTTTGTTTTTGGCAAGCAGTAGTGGCGATACAAATATTGTTAAAATTAATCTTCCATTTACCTATCTCTCAAGATCAGGAAATACAGCCGATCAAATTATACAAACCGTTGGATCATACGATGTTCCAACTGGATCGGGAGGATTAAAAGGATCAATTGTTAATAATACATCTTTATTAGAATTTAGAAAGACAGTTGATAATGGAGCGTGGACTTCTTTAGTAGGAACCGAAATGGCTTCAGGAGATCACATCTATGTAAACTTAGCTTACCCAACAACATAACCCACTGCATAGCTTTGGGTCGGACAGTCCAAGCCATAAAGGAGATAAACGATGGCACTAACAGAAGAAACAGTACAAGACAAAATAGAGATCGTAGGCGACTTCAAGCACGTTCAGGTGCGCACTGCCACAGTCATCAAGCGTGACGGTGTAGAGATTAGCCGATCCTTTAGCCGCCATGTGGTTGCACCAGATGCAGACATCACAGGTGAAAGCACAGAGGTGCAAGCCATTTGTGCAGCGGTTCATACGCAAGCGGTTAAGGATGCCTATGCGGCACATGTAGCAGCGCAAGCAGCCCCATCAGAGGAATAAGCTATGAGTAGAGCAAGAGACTTAGCAGATAGTGCTGACAAGGACATCGTTGGCACACTCACGGTAGATGGGCTGACAGTTGACGGTGGCGACATCAAGCTGGATGGGAATTATCCTGTTGGTACAGAAAACGTGGCGTTGGGTAATACTGCGTTGGATGATGCAAGTGTTGGTAATTATAATGTTGCAATAGGCGATGCATCTTTAACTGCAAACACAGGCTCAAACAACACCGCTGTTGGTGCATCTTCTATGGCAGCCAATACAAGTGGCGGTGACAATGTTGCAATGGGTGCAGCTACTTTAGATGCAAATACTACAGGCTCCTATAACACGGCATTGGGTAGACAGGCTTTAACCTCCAACACCACCGCCAGCAACAACACTGCTGTTGGGTATCAGGCATCTTACAGTGGCACAACAGCAGATAACACAGTTGCGATTGGGCGACAGGCGCTATACTCAGCAACAACAGGTGGCGGGAACGTAGCTGTCGGCTCTACGTCCATGTATGCAACGACAGGCACAGATAATGCTGCGCTTGGAACTTCAACTTTAAGATTTAACACTAGTGGCTCTAGCAATACAGCCATCGGACATCAGTCTCTCTACTCCAACACCACCGCATC